GACCGGGCGGCCGCGATCACCATCGTCGAGACCGGCGGCCCCGCTCCGTATCACGACTACGGGCCGGGCGAGGTGATCGACCACCCCTCGGTGCAGATCCTCGTCCGCAACCCGGCCTACCTACTCGCCCGCGACAAGGCCGACCAGATCCGGGACGCATTCGACGGGCTCGCGAACTGGCCGATCAACGGCACCCGCTACCTCTCCGTCACGGCGATGAGTGATCCGGCCTACCTCGGGAAAGCCGCCACGAGCCAGGGGGAGACGCACGAGTTCAGCCTGAACTTCGCCACGATACGCGAGCGGGCGGCACCGGTCATCGGACTGTGCGGCGCCTACTATGACCTATCGAGGTGGCACACTCCATGATTGGTAAAGGATCCATCCTCTATGACGTGACCGCCGGCGTCGCAATCGCCCAGGTCTCCGCGATCGGCCGGCTCGACCTCGAACGCACCGAGATCGAGACCACGACGCACGGACCGCGGGAACGCCGGACGCACCGGGTCGGCCTGAAACGGGACGCCCCGGTCACTGTCCGCCTGAACTACCGGGAGAACGACGAACCGGCGGTCCGATTGCTCGACCGCTACGAATCGGGGGAGTCCGCGGAATATGCTCTGATCTTCCCGGACCACTCGGCATACGTGTTCGAGGCGTTTGTCTCCGCTCTCGGGCAGGAGACGCCCCGGGACGGACTGATCCATCGGTCGTTCCGGTTCTTACCGACCGGAGTGACCGAACCGCGCCTATCTGCGATCGCCTTCTGCGGCGACTACTACGATTACTCGCAGTGGTCCGCCCCCGGCGACGACTACCCGGCAGCACCGGCCGGGGCATGCCCGGTGCAGTTTGACATCAGCAAGTGGTACACATGACGACCTATATCGGCAAGACAACAACTATCGCTGACAGCAGCGGGAACATCGCCAACGTGGACGCGATCGGTGACCTCTCGCTCACCGCAGATGAGATCGAAGACACCGTCTACGGCGCCGGCGGGTGGAAGACCTTCGTGCAGGGCCTCAAGGACGCCGGCACGTTTGACCTGACCGTGAACTACAACAAGGACACGAGCGGGAACACCCGGCTGACGCAGGCGTTTGTCAGCGGGGGCTCGGCGCAGTACACGATCACGTTCCCGGACTCCTCGACGCTCACCTTCACGGCGTTTGTGTCCGGGATCGGGATCGCTGTCCCCAAGGACGAAAAAGTCCAGAGAACCTTCACCATGCGGATCGACGGCAAGACACCGCCCGCGTTCAGTGAGGCGTCCTCAACATGATCCCAAACGTGACCCGGGAGATCGGAGGGGTGAACTACACCCTCCGCTTCTCCGCCGGGACCTCGATCGCGATCGAGCGGGAGTTCGAGACGAAGATCACCGATCTCCCGAAGATGCTCGGCGACGACCCGAACGTCACCATGACAGCGAGGCTCGTCAAACTCTGCATGCGGAAAGACGGCAAGATGTTGACGGACGCGGAGTTTGAGACCGTCCTCGACAACATCACCATCGAAGAACTCGCGGAACTCCTGAACGACGCGATGCAGTCGGCCTCGACGAAGAAACCCGCGGGTGATACGGGAAACTGAAACCGTTCTCCGGGTGGATGCACGAGTACCTCGACCTTGCCGCGGAAACCGGGTACTTCGATGATCCCCGCATCCTCTACGACCTGACGCCGGCGGAGATTGCGATCACGATCGCTGGCAAGGCCGCCCGCGACCGGCAGCAGCACCAGATGGAGAATGTTCGGGCCGGGACGGTTGCGGCCGCGATCTACAACTCGCTCCGGCAGAAACGAACGGATCGGGTATGGACCTGGAAGGACATCTTCCCGGACACGACGCCAAAACAGCCGCAGTCGCCGGAGGAGATGAAACGACGATGCAAAGAAATAGCACTGATATTCGGTGGGACGGTAACGACACATGGCGCTGAACGTCGGGAACCTCGTAGCGACACTGAGTCTGGATAAGAAAGGGTTCGATACCGGCATACAGGACGCGGCGAAGAAGACTGAAGGGTTTGCGGGGGGGTTCTCCGATAAACTCTCCTCGCTCTCGCCCTCGATCGCCACCATGGGGGAGAAGGTCAAAGGGGCCACCTCGGGGATTGCGTCCAAACTCTCCTCGCTCTCACCCTCGATCGCCGCGGTTGGCGACAAGTTCAAAGGAGTTACGGCCGGGATCAATGACCATCTCGCCTCGCTTGGAACGCACTTCGACGCAGCGAAGGCCAAATTAGCCGGGATCGCCACGAGCGTTGCCACGACGATGAAGTCTCTCGCCCTCCCGATCGCCGCAGGGGGGGCGGCTGTGGGCGCAGCGGCGGTCTACGGCGTCAAGAAGTTTGCGGACTTTGAGCAGGGGATGAATCAGGTCTTTACGCTCATGCCCGGCGCGTCCGCTGAGGTGCGGGACCAGATGATCGCCGACGTCAAGAAGATCTCGTCGGAGATGGGGATCATGACCGACCAGACGATCCCCGCCCTCTACGACGCGATCGGCGCCGGCGTCCCGCCGGAGAACGTCTTCGCGTTCCTTGAGACAGCGCAGAAGGCAGCAGTGGGCGGCGCGACGGACATCATGACAACCGTCGACGGCCTGACCTCCGTCGTCAACGCCTACGGGGCTGACGTCCTTGACGTGGGAACCGCCTCGGATATCATGTTCCAGACGGTGAACGTAGGCAAGGTCTCGTTCGAGGAACTCGCCAACCGGCTCTACAACGTAGTCCCAACCGCACAGGCGCTCGGAATCTCGTTCGGGGAAGTTGGGGCAGCAATCGCCGCGATGACAGCACAGGGTGTGCCCGCATCGGTCGCGACGACCCAACTCCGGCAGATGTTCGTCGAACTCTCAAAAGAGGGCGGCAAGACATCGACCCTGTTCAAAGAGTTGTCGGGGAAATCGTTCCGCGAGTTCATTGCCGGCGGCGGGACGGTGCAGGAAGCCCTGCAGCTCCTGGAAAAACACGCAGGCGCAGCAAACGTCGGGATCAACGATCTCTTCGGATCGGTGGAAGCCGGCGCCGGGGCGCTCGTCCTGACTGGTCGCGGGACCGAAGCATTCTCCGACGCGCTCGCTACGATGGAGACTGCTGCCGGAGCCACCGAATCCGCATACCAAACGATGGAGCAGGGGATCAACCGGCAGCTCGAAAAACTCGCCGCCGACTTCAACGTCATCGTTCTCGACATCGCCGGGGCTCTCGTCCCGGTCGTGAACGGCTACATCTTGCCGGCGCTCCGGGGGATCGTCGACGGGATCAAGACGGTGATGTCCTGGTTCGGCAACGCTGCCGATTCGCCCGACGCCCTGGTCGGCACACTCCGGGGCAGCCTGGCCCCGGCCATCGATTACTTCCAGGGAAAACTCAGCGACCTCCAGGCGTGGTGGGACGACCACAGCCCGGCGTTCCTCGCCGCCTGGGACGCGCTCTCTGCCAGCATCCAGTGGTCGATCGAGAACATTGTCACTCCGATCGCGACGGCGCTGGTGCCGGTGCTCGATTTCTTCCAGGAGAAACTCGCCTACATCTTCGACTGGTATGAGGCGAACGCCCCGCTCTTCATCGCAGCCTGGGAGAATATCGGGGCAGCGATCAAGTGGGTCATCGACACCGTGATCGTCCCGCTCATCGAATGGGCATGGCCTTATATCGAGACGATCATCTCCGGGGTGCTCGATATGCTCCTGAGCACCGTAAAACTCTTCACGGCGATCCTCGCCGGGGATTGGGAAGCGGCCGGTGAAGCCCTCACAGAGATAGCCAAAGGGGCGATGCAGGCGCTCGTCGGCGTGATCTCAATGGGGTGGGACGCGATCGCTACCGGGATCGAGTTCGTCGGACAGGGGATCCTGGGGTTTGTGTACGGCCTGTGGACAAACATCGTGCAGTGGACCGAGGACTCACTCAACAAGATGATCGACCTGATCAATGGGTTCATCGAGGCGGCAAACAGTGTCACGGAGAAAGTGGGAATCTCACTCCCAAAACTGGGCCGGATCCATCTCCAGGCGGACAAGATTGAGATCCCAAAACTCAAGATCCAGCGGTGGAGTGAGACATCGTTCAGTAAAGAGATCGATGAGTTCCTGAAGAAAGACGAGGAGGAAGAGGAAGAGGAAGAAGAGGATATCGACAAGGAGTTCGAGGACGAGCCCGAGTCCAAACCGGCCCCCGCACTCCCGAAATCTCAACTCCCGGTCGCGCCGAAGCCGGAGATCCCGGCTGCCCCCCCGGCGGCTACGATCCCGCCCGTCGAGAGCCCTGAGACCGCCGTCGACATACCGGAGATCCCGGAGAACGAGATCCCGACGATCCCGGCACCGTCGGTATCAGTCCCGGCACTCGATACTCCGCTCCCCGTCTCGGTGACGAACTGGGATCAGATGGTCGCCCGGAGCGATGTACAGGAGCCCAAAACCCCGAACTCTCCCGACCTCCCGGCAGTCAATGTGCCGGTCGTCGAAGTGCCCTCCGCGGAGGTCCTGGTCCCAGGGAATGAACCTTCGACACCGACCGAGCCGCCGGGTCTGGAAGCCCCCGCCCTCCAGGAGCCCGATGTGCCCGACCCGCTCCCCACCCTGACGATCGTGTGGCCGGACCTCCTGGCCACTCTCCCGGAGCC